GTGAAAAATGAAATCACAGTGAGGTTTGGAAAGGACGAAGATAACAAGGCGACGCAATATGCTACCCTTGCAAGAGGACAAGGTTATGAACCGGAACAAAAAGTTTCTGTTCATGCCGGAACCCTTAGAGTTGCTCTGGAGGATCTCCATACACGTGGTGGTAAGATTCCTTCAGAGTATTTCAGTACGTTTGCTGGATATCAAACGAAAATAACTAACAAACCAAAACAATAGACTAACAAAGGAGAATATATGGAAAGTCAAGTAGCAAAGAAAGCTAATGCAGGTGCATTAGCAACTATCAATCTCAGAGCAGACTCTGGTAAAGGAGCTGAAGAGATTAAATCAGATGACGTATCAACACCGATTCTGAAAATCTTACATCAACTATCACCAGAATGTAATGAGAGAGATGCCAAGCATGTAGAAGGAGCTAAACCTGGTATGATTTATGCATCAGGGTTTGGTAAACTTATAGATGGGCAAGAGGGATTAGATATAATAATTGCTCATGCTCAAACTAGGTATCCTGAATGGCAGGAGAGAGGCGATAGTGCTTCAGCTCCAGTAGGAACTCATTTAGAGATTCCAGCCGATGCTGTTGAAGAAAAGAACGGAAGATACAGATTACCAAATGGTAATTATGTTGAGAAGACTGCATACTTTTATGTACTAGCAATGGTAGATGGAGAGTTAAAACCTGCAGTTATCCCAATGAGATCTTCTAACTTATCTCCAGCGAGGGAACTAAATAACCTTATCAAGAATCTAAGATTCACAGATGATCAAGGTTCATTTAATCCTGCAAGTTATTCAGCTGTGTATAAATTAAACACAATGGGTAAGACTGCGGGTAGCAAAAGTTGGCATGTCTACAAGCCTTCAAGAGTAAGAAATCTTGATGTAGCTAATAAAGATGATGCGTCTATCTATGAGATAGCAGCACAACTTCAGAAACAAGTTTCTAAAGGAACTGCTAAACCTAAATACGACGCTAGTCAAAAACAACAAGACATAGTATAATACATTGTTATAACAGCGGCGCTGAAGGGAGACTGGAGGCGCCGTATAAATTATGAAAGAATTTAGAAAATACTTTAGTGGATTAGAAAGAGACTTTGGTTTCTGTAATGTCAACAATGGTTATCATGATCCACAAACAAATAAATTAAAATTTGATCCAGGCGATTATGGCTGGTCTAAAAGAAATATATCTGATCAAGATTATCAAGATCATTTAGATGGTAAACGTGCAATAGGTATACAAGCATGTGATGATACTGGTATGGCTAGCTTTGGTGCAATAGATATTGATCCAGCAGATTATTCTAGTTTTGATATTCAACATTACTTAAAAATAATAGAGGATAAAAATTTACCTGTCATACCTATTAAGTCAAAAAGTAGTGGACTGCATATTTATGTATTCACAGCAGAGAAAGTACCTGCAACTTTAATTAGAGAATTTTTACAAAACTTATTATTCTTATTTGGTCTATCATCAAAGACAGAAATATTTCCTAAACAAACACAACTAGGTATGAACCAAGATAATGTTAGAACTTCTGGATCATTTATTAACTTACCTTATTTTAAGAAAACAGAGCGTAAAGCATTACTACCTGATGGAAAAGAATTAGAGTTTGAAGATTTTATAAATGTAGTCAAAGATAATTTACAGACAAAAGAATCATTAAAAGAAGTATCAAATAAAAAAGTAAAAGAAATATTAACTGGTGGTCCAGAAGATTTATTAGATGGTCCTCCATGTTTACAGATGATATGTAAACAGGTTCAGGAATCAGGGAACAAATTAAAAGATGAGAGAGATAGATTTTTATTTAACTATATGGTGTTTGTTAAAAAGAAACACAAAGATGATTGGAAGAAAAAATTATTACAGGCAGCTAGAGATTTTATAAAGTATGATGATACTTGGGGTGACGACAAAGTAAATCAAAAGATAAAAAGTTGGGACAAAGATACTGCAGGACACACTTGTCATGACTTACCTATCTCTTCTTTTTGTGCAAAGGGAACTTGTCTAAAAAGAAAATTTGGTATTGGTAGTCATCAAGAAAGTAGCTGGCCTCAAATATCAGGTTTAATTAGAATAGGATATAAACCAGATCCCGAATATTTTTTTAATGTAGAGTTATCTGATAGTAAAGTTGTTCAAATACACGCAAAACATATTAAAAAGATATCAGAAATGAAAGAGATGAGAGCGCTTATAGCAGATCAAACATCTGTATTTCCTCCCATCATTAAGAATAATGAATATCAGCCTATCCTGGACGCTCTATGGGCCACTAAAGAGGATATTAAGCCACCTGCTGGTACTAATCCTATTGAAATGTTAAAGAAATATTTAGAAGATTATGTAAATGGACCCGAAGCTAAGACATATGCTTCATTTAAAAGTGGTGCTGTATTAAAAGATGATGAGTTTTATTACTTTGATTATGATAAATTCTATGAGGAGATCAAAAGAAATGAATGGAACCAAGACAGACCTAGAACAGGTACTTTAGTTAAAACTTATTTCAAGGGTGAGTTTGGTATTCAAAAAAGATTTCCAAAAGGAGAAAGTGAGAAGTCATTTCCACCAGTAAGATGTTTAAAAATACCTGCAGGTGATTTGATGAAAGAAGAAATACCAGATGAAAAAATAGTAATAGAAGATAAAGAGAATATTGTATAGTGAAAAAACCAATTAAAATATACGGACCACCTGGTACAGGTAAAACTTTTAGATTAATTCGTAGAGTCAATGCTTACATTAGAACTGGTACACCTTATCACAAAATAGGTTATTTTGCTTTTACAAGAAAAGCTGCGGGTGAAGCTAGAAAAAGAATTGGTGTAGATGAAAAACAAGCTCCATACTTTCAAACACTTCACGCATTTTGTTTTCATTTACTAAATAAAACTGAAGAAGATATTATTCAACCACATCACTATGAAGATTTAGGTAAGATGTTGAATGTAAGAGTTAACTTTACAGACAAATACAATGAAGAAGAGACACATTTTTTAACTTGCAACAATCCTTATTTTCAAATGATACAAAGAGCTATCAATAAAAACATAAATATAAGAGATGAATATGATTTAAATGAGCACGATAGAAAAGATATATACTGGCCTACTCTCAAGCATATTGATTTAAATTTACAGGAATATAAAAAGAAAAATCATTTATTAGACTTTAATGATTTAATTACCCAAACTATTGAGTGTAATAAAATACCTAGATTTAAAGCTATTTTTATTGATGAAGCACAAGATTTATCTCCATTACAATGGAAACTATATGATAAATTAAAAGAACATTGTGATGATATGTATTTAGCTGGTGATGATGACCAAGCTATTTTTGCCTGGGCTGGTGCTGATGTAAATAGATTTATTAAAGAACCTGCTAATGAGAAAGTTTTAAGATACTCAAGGAGAGTATCTAGAGCAGTTCAACAACAGTCTCAAATAGCAATAGATCGTATAACAGGCATCAGGAAACACAAAGAGTATCTTCCTAGAAGTGAAGAAGGTCATGCACAACACATAAATAATTTAGGACAAATTGATCTTACTAAAGGCAAGTGGTTAATTCTTACAAGAACTAAAAGTAATTTATTAGAGATAGCTAAACAATTAAAATCTAAAAATATTTATTATCAAACTAACAAAGGTAAAAGTTTTAATGTTGGAATGTACACTGCAGCTATGGCATATACTAAATGGATACGTGAAGGTAGCCTTGAAGATAAAGAGATCAATGATGTCAGAGATTATATTCCCAATGGGAATTGGAATCCTGAAAAAAATTGGTATGACATTTTCGTTGGTGATCAGAAAGAAATACTTTACATTCGAAATATAATTTCTGGAGGTGAAAAACTTTCTGAAAATGCAAGGGTGTGGTTATCTACAATTCATGCAGCGAAAGGTGGTGAAGAAGATAATGTAATACTATCTTTACACCAAGGAGGTAAAGTGCAAAAAGGTATTCGTCTAAGTCTTGACAAACAAGATGAGGAGAATAGAGTGTGGTACGTGGGTATCACAAGAGCAAGAAATAACTTATATAAACTGAAAGCAAAAAAGATATTAAAGGAGTATCAACTATGACACACAAAGATATATTTGAAGAATCATTTCCACAATACACTCAGGTGGGCGGGAATCACTACACAAAGTTTCCTATTCAACCTTACGAATTTATTTCTAAAAATGACTTATCATTTTTTCAAGGCAACGTTATTAAATACGTTTGTCGTTATCAGAGAAAAGGTGGAGCTGAAGATCTTAAAAAGATTGTTCACTACTGTCAATTAGAAATGTTAAAACTTAATGATATGAAAAAGAAAAAATAATGCCTAACAGAAATTTTAAAGCAAGAAATATTACTGTAAACAAACATAAGTTTCGACTAGAAATATATAATACTTTAGTTAATTGGGAAATATTTCCTCACAATAATAATGCAGCTTTGTATGCATTTAGTAATAAAAATAGATTAAATAAATTAGTAGAAAAAAAATATATATTATCAAAATGAAAATACCTAAATACTTAACACAAACTGAATGGGTAATGCCCACTGAATATCCTGATCTAAGAGATTATGATGAGATTGCAATCGATTTAGAAACAAGAGATCCTGATTTAAAATCAAAAGGTTCTGGTGCAGTTACTGGTAATGGTGAAGTGGTTGGTATTGCGGTTGCTACATATAATGACAAATGGTATTTTCCAATTGCTCATGGTGAAGCTCCTAACATGGACAGAAAGAAAACTTTAGAATGGTTTAAAGATATTTGTGAATGTCCTGCTACAAAAATATTTCATAACGCAATGTATGACGTATGTTGGATACGTAATTTAGGTATAAAAATCAATGGTTTAATCGTAGATACCATGATTGCATGCTCTGTTTTAGATGAAAATAGATTTGCATATACACTAAACGCTTTGTCATGGTTTTATTTAGGTGAAGGTAAAAATGAAAGAGCTTTAAATGAAGCTGCAAAGTCAAGAGGACTTGATCCAAAAGCTGACATGTGGAGATTACCTGCAAGTGAGGTAGGAGCTTATGCTGAAAAAGATGCTGAGTTAACTTTTAAACTTTGGCAACATATGAAAAAACTATTAGTAGAAGAAGATTGTCAACAGATATTTAATTTAGAGACTGATCTGTTTCCTTGCTTAGTCGATATGCGTTACCTAGGGGTGCGGGTAGACGTGACAAAAGCCAATCTATTAAAAAAAGAATTGACCAGAAAAGAAGAACGATTAATACACCAAATAAAAATAGACACAGGAATAGAAACTCAAATATGGGCCGCAAGAAGTATTCAAAAAGTTTTTGAGAAATTAAATTTACCTTTTGATAAAACTGAAAAAACAGGTGCGCCTTCATTTACTAAAAATTTCCTCTCTATGCATCAACATCCTACAATTAAGATGATAGCAGAAGCCAGAAAAATAAACAAGGTCAATACAACTTTTATAGATACTATATTAAGACATGAACATAAGGGTAGAATACACGCAGAAATAAATCAAATTAGATCTGATGATGGAGGTACAGTTACAGGAAGATTTAGTATGTCTAATCCAAACCTACAACAGATACCTGCAAAAGATCCCGAGATAGGTCCATTAATTAGAAGTTTATTTATACCTGAAGAAGGTTGTAAGTGGGGTACATTTGATTACTCGCAACAAGAACCAAGATTAGTTACAGAGTATGCATTAAGATTTAAACTTGCATCTGTAAATGAGATTGCTGATTCATACGATCATAATCCTAACGCTGACTTTCACCAGTTGGTAGCAGACATGGCTAAGATTCCAAGAAATCAAGCTAAAGTAATTAACTTAGGTTTGTTTTATGGTATGGGTAAAGCTAAACTTATGGCGGAGTTAGGGGTAACTAAAACTAAAGCTGATGAAATTTTTGGCATTTATCATAGTAAAGTTCCTTTTGTAAAACAACTTACAAATAAACTTATGACTGCAGCTCAAAGAAATGGTAAGATCAAAACTATTTTAAATAGAAAATGTAGATTTCCTAAATACGAACCTATATTAAAAGGTAATGATTGGGGTAAGTATATACCGCCTCAAGATCATGAAAGAATGTTAGAGCTACAAGCAATGTGTCCTCATATGAAAGATGATGAAGGGGAATTCATAGTTGACAAAGATGGCAATAAACAAAAAAACTATTGGCATGAAAATGATAGTCGTAGAGCATTTACTTACAAAGCATTAAATAAATTAATACAAGGTAGTGCTGCAGACATGACTAAAAAAGCTATGTTAGAACTTTATAAAGAGGGTATTACACCACATATACAGATACATGATGAACTTGATATATCTGTAACTAATGATTTAGAAGCTGCAAAGATAAAAGACATAATGGAACATGCAGTTGATTTACAAATTCCTAATAAGGTTGACTATGAATCAGGACCAAATTGGGGTAACATAAAATGAGGATAGACTATGGCTTATTTAAATGCAAACATACCAGTAATAGAGTGTTGGGTAAGAGGAAACTATTTAAGAGATCAAAAAGATTAAGAGGAAACTATTTAAGAGATCAAAAAGATTCACACGATAAATATTTTGAAGTAGGAGTATTTGGTTTTAGTTCTATTCCAAACAGAGTTCCGATGTTTCATTTCTTAATGGAAGATGGTGGTCTATGGTGGCGAGCACCTATATCAGCTTTTTGTAGTAAACCTGGGGTAAAAGAATTGCCATTAGATGAATTAGTAATGTGGGATAGTTTTAGTTATAATGTAAGTGTTACAACTTTCTATGAATTAGCTGGAGCTACTATGCAATATACATCTAGACGTAAAGTAAAACGTAAAGGTAAGTATTTATTTACAATTGATTGGTGTGCAGGTGACTTTAATGAGTTAAATTTTGGTTATGCAGAAAAACCTGATCAACATAAGTGTGGCCATGTAATTGCATTAGATGATGGAAACTACGCAATACAGCCAAATAATAGACTTAAAATGTTTGATGCATCAATGGGTGTAGACCCAAATAAAAACTTGATCAATAGACTAGTAAGCAGTAAAATATACTCCGTAGAAAATTCAGCTAAATGGATTACCGACGAACATGAAGAAGGTAGCTATGATTATAAGCTGAAAAACTTGGAGGATGAAAATGATAAATAAGTACAAAGACAAATTTATGTTATGGCAACTGCATAACAGAACTGAAATCATAATCGCTGTAGTATCTTTTATACTTGGTGCAATAATATTTTAATAACATGATTAAACAGCCACCACAGCCAAAGATGTGTGATTTGTGTGGACACATGCTAAGACGTCACATTCACGAAGGTATTAATAAATGTGCTCACTGTGATTGCAGTTTGAGTCAAGCACCAGGGAACAAATGGTGGGAGAAAATTATTAGCTGGTTGACATAAGGATGCAATATGAACCTAGTAGATCTTTTAAAAAAAAACATAGTAATGGTGCCGGTAGTAGCTTCAGTGCTAGTCGGAACATTTACTGGCGTTCGTTACATTGTAAATCTTACTGACACTATTAATCAAAATGAGCTAAGACTTACTAATCTTGAAAGAGATGTAGGTGTATTAGAAAAAAATATTACAGATATTAATACAAGATTATCTTCTGCTGAAGCAACATGGCAGATGGCAGAAAATTTATACAGACAATTAGCTGATCAAGTTAGAGAACACAGTTATGACATTAAAGATCTTAACCGGGAAATTAATTATTAGGATGTATTATGGAGATAGCCAGGATGGATTACAGATTTACAGCGATATTAATAATTATGTTAACTCTACTAGCTTTGTTTGGTGGACCAGCGCATAGTAAAAATGA